CTCAACCATCGCCTACTCGATTCCCGAGGTTACCCTGAACTTTTAAAGAGTTATCAGATTGCTGTAAAAACAGAACTCGACAGCCGGCGCGACCGTGCATCAATGAGTACAATGCCAGCCGCTGAATATGTTGTTGGCCGGAAGCCCGAACGGATCGGACCAGGTGCGCAGATTCCAGTTCGCAGAAGGGGAGAGTTTGGATTCGTAGAGATACCAAGATACTCACCGGCAAGCATGGAAGTGGAGATGCAGTTAAGGCAACTCGCAAACAAGATAACCGGTCGGGCAACATCCGCCGAGGATGCAGTCGAAGCAAACAGCATTAGACAGCACTTAGTTAATCAATGGCTCAATGGATTCAAACAGATTTTAAATCGTGTATGGTGCTTGGATCGCACTTATGGCGGCCCACAGATATGGTTTCGGGTAACTAATAACGAACAGGGTGCTCAACTCATGCTTGATGAAACTGCTGAGGTTTACGATTTTAATATTACATGGAACAGCATGAACCAGGACGAGGAGAAGGTTCTTCAGAAGCTCGATACAGTTGGGAAATTAATGTCAACTTATGACCGGCAAGGAGTTGGTCGATATGATGTATACCTTCGTAAAGTTTTAGAGGCAATCGATCCAAATCTAGCCGGTCAATTAATCGCCCCAGTTGAAGAGGCAACAGACAAGGAGATTCAGGAAACTTCCGCAGACATTGCCAAAATTGCATCGGGGCAAGTGGTCAATGTACCGCAACAAGGTGTAAATTCTCAACTTCGTCTACAAAAACTTCGAGAGTTCCTTGAAGGTACTCCCGAAATACCGGCACAGGATGTTCAGCAAAGAATGCAAGAGGACGAGAACTTCGCCAAGAGGCTTCAGACATATGCTGGACAGCTCGAAATGATGCAAGCCCAACAAAGAAACGCAATAATTGGCCAGCTGGGTACTCCTCCTGGAAATGTACCAGGTACATCGATGGCCGCTTAACTAAAATTACCATGAGCTTATATAAAAATATCGCCAAAAAGAAGGCACGAATTGCCGCCGGATCGAAGGAACGAATGAGAAAGCCCGGAGCAAAAGGCGCACCATCTGCCAGTGCGTTTAAGAAGGCGGCAAAAACTGCAAAAAAACGCAAATGACATTAGCAGATGCAATCAATGGCCTCGGCGAACAGACCGAGTGGCTAACAGTAAAATCATTTATTCTCGAACAACGGGATATGTGCTTAGTCGATTTTCAGGACTATACCCATGTAGACAACCCGCAAAAACTCGCCCGCCTATCGGGTGAGATTGCTGGTTTAACACGAATTATAGAAAGTTTAGAAAATGCCGAAACAATCTCTGACACCCCATCAGCAGTTTAAAAACGAACATCGGGCTTTGCTTAACCGCTGGCTTGAAGAGAGCGACATTGAGGACCATGACATGGCACAAATCGTCCTGACCGATGTTGAAGAATGGATGGACGAGGAAGTTGTTGATTTTGAGTGCGACATGAGCCTCGATGACGAAGAACACGAAGCGTAAAGGCTACATTTACGAGCAGACTTTCTTCACTGAAGCGTTAAAGAATGGGTTGGAAGTTTTCATCCCACTAGGTGACCATTTACCAGTTGACTGTATCCTCGTAAATTCGGCGGGCAAAAATTTTAATGTCCAAATTAAGGGGTCTGAAAAGTCAAGCAAAGGGGAAAGAAAAAACGGGTGCAAACGGTATCGATTTTCCACGACTACTGGGCGGGTAGTAAAGCAACCACTAGACTGCACAAAAGTCGATATAGTGGCAATATTTTGTGCCGACATAAACACCTGGTATCTAATCCCATGTATGGCTCTAGATGGAGCATTAACAGTTGCGGTTTACCCGGACAACCCCGAGTCCAAAGCAAAACACGAAAAATATCGGGAAGCGTGGGACTTATTTAAAACTCCCTGAAAATTTTTATTGGCCCCCTGTCATAATGGGATGTGGCGAACCATATCGGTCCGCAGAAAAACACAAAGAGTGCGAACTTTAAACGCAGAATTATGGCAGATACAGTTACAACCGAGGCCCCGGGTACAACAGGAGCAGAAACACAAACGCAGGGAATCACCACTTTGGAAGAATTAACGGCATCGTTCGTTGAGAAAGTCGAAGAGGCCGAAACCCCACAGGAATCTGAAGTGGAAGCGGGTCCCGAGACCACAACCGCAGACGCAGAGACCGACCAAAAAGATGTTCTTTTACAGTCAACCGAAACCGAGGAATCGGAGGAGGAAACGGAAGAGATAGCCGATGAGGAGGAGTCCACTGATGAATCGGGGGACAATGAGCCGCAGTCTAAAGCTGTTGGCAAACTTTTGAAACAGGTGAACCGCTTGACCGCTCGCGCAAAAGCAGGAGATGAGCTTGCCGAAACACTTAAATCAGAAATTGCATCATTAAAATCCAGCCCTCAGAAGCAATCGGAATCCAGTCAGCCAGCTTTGGAAGAAGTCCAAGACTTTCAGTCATTGGAAACCTTACGAAAGGAAGCAGTAGCCGCTAAGAAGTGGGCATTGCAAAATATTGGCCGTGATTATGTAGAATCCGGTGGGAAAGAATACAGCGATGACGATATCCGCAATATTCTAACTCAAGCCGAGGACTACTTATCGGAGAAAATCCCCGAACGGGCACAATATCTCCAGTCAGCACAGCAATGGCAACAGGATACGATCAATACTCATCCGTGGATTTCAGAAACAGTCGATACCGACCTAGCCGAAGAACGGAGATCCGTTTTAGGTCAGATCAAAAGTCAATATGCAGACATTCTCAAATCCCTACCTAATGGCGATTTTGTTGCCGCAACACTCGTAAGAGGAGTTGAAGCAATTAAGCAAGATCAGGCGGCCAAGTCGGCCAAGCCTAAATCCAAAAGGGTAGCCAAAGCACCTCCGACAACGATGGGTGATTCATCCCCACCGGTACAAACCTCGGCCACTCGAAAGACTGCAAATAAACAGAAGATTTTGGGCAAGAAATCCCTCTCGGAAAACGATCTAGCCGCACTCTTTGCGGAATAAAATTTATAAAATCTTAAAATAAGGAATTAAAAAAATGGCTTTAGCAACAAGTTACTCAGTAACATCAACACAAGGGGCAAGAGAAAATTTAGAGAATGTTTTAAAAAGCGTTTCTCCAAAAGAATGCCCTCTTTACGCAACTCTTCCCCAATCAGCCGCTCCCAAAGCGACATTAAACGAATGGCTCGTAGACTCACTTTCCGATCCATCCCTCGCCGGACAAATCGATGGCGTTGACTATGGATTGAGCGACATGAACGATCTCGTAGCTTCAAGAGCTAGACTTGGTAATCGAGTGCAAACTTTGCAAGATCGATTCTCCATTTCAAAACAAGCTGAAATGATCGATGTAGCTCCTGGCGGGTCTTTATATGCCCAGTCAAAAGCGAAATCTCTTTTACAACTTCGCCGCTCTATCGAAAGTGCAATCGCTGGTGGAAATGACCAGGTAGCTGGCTCTTCGACTGTCGGAAGTACCCTCGCGGGAATCGGTGTATGGAGTGATCCAGCTTTTACAGGCAACACATTCGATACAACTTTAAAGCAAAGTTTCCGTGCGGTAAGTGGTTCCAGAATTAACCTTAGTGGTATGACTGAATCCTCATTCCGTGGAATGCTTCAGGCCGTTTACGAAGCAAGTGGAAGTAAGGGAAGTTTCAAACTTTTCGCATCGACTGGAGTTATGAATGCGGTCACCGATTTCACGAGATCCACAACTGCAAATGGTAACTTCAACTTCGATCAAGATGTATCCGATGGAAGCGTCCGTTTGAGTGTGGTAGACTATATTTCAGATTATGGTCAAATTTCGATAATCCCGGATTTATTTCTAGGCCGCCAAAGCTCCAAAGCAATCACCGGTGCAACAAATGCGAATCCAATCGTAATCACATCGAATGGTCACGGACTTACCAGTGGTGATTCTGTAGTGATAAGCGGAGTTCTTGGGAACACAGCGGCAAACGGTACAAAGACTGTTACTGTTGTAAACGCTAACACATTCTCTATTGGTACTGCTGGAAACGGCGCGTACACAAGCGGAGGCGTTTTCGTTGACGCTCCAAATACTGACGAAGGAACAGTGAACACAGATCGTGCTTACTTAATTCCATCCGATGATACTCTCAGTCTTAAATTCTTGGAAGGAATCACTGTTCAGGATTTACCTGACAGCGGTGCTGGAAAAAGATCTATCACTGAGGCGATGTTGACTTTGCGTTGCGCAAATCCACGAGCACTTGGTTCAATAGTTTAAGTTGGTTTAGTAGTGTTATTTTGGGAGGCCGGTTGGGTAGTGGCCGGCCTCCCTTTTTTCTTTAAAATATGAGTCTCAATATAATAGTAAAAGGCGGTAAGAGAAGTGGAATGTCAGGCGATGAAATGGCAAGATACTTATCGAAAAAAGTGGAAGCGGAAGCCAAGCGAGAAAAAGCTGGTTATAAGCAAAGAGCATTAGCCGCTCGTAAATACGGAAAGTCTGTTGGCGGAGGGAAGAACTTCCGAGCAGTCCGGTCCGTGGATGTTACTACTTACTTGAGGCATGAACTCGAACGGCCCGGCTGTATGTCCGATCCCGAGTATTCGAGGGATTTCGCTAAGAAAAATCCTGAAACGGTAATCGGAAGTTGAGAACTGTTACTTACACCGAACTTAAAAATCGATTCACCTCGGCAATTGGGGTGGATACTTTATTATCGGTTGAGGAAACAGCATTCAAAAACTCGCTAAACGACCGAGTAAAAGGAGCATGGACCCGCGCACAA